GACTAACACGCCGCAGTTGGAAAACAAATAATGCACTTAGTCGTCGGCACACCATGTTACGGAGGGGTGATGTGTACTCGGTACACATCATCCCTCCGTAACATGGTGTGCCGACGACTAAGTGCATTATTTGTTTTCCAACTGCGGCGTGTTAGTCAGGGACGTGGCGTCAAAGACAGAGAAACCGCGACGAGCAGCAAATGTCTCAGGGTCTTTTTCCCACTTGTCAGCACAAGCCTCTAGCCAGCGCATAGTCATCTCATGTGTTGGCGCAGTGCCGTTGGAGATAAGCTGGTTCTCCATATTCAAGTACGCAAATACTTCGGCTTGCGCTTGAGCAGCGTTAATACCTAAATCAAACAAATAGATCAAGTTACCTTCGTCAATCATACCGTTGCGTGAACGAGCGGCATTCAGAGCTTGCTTCATGCAGGTCATGATGTGATAGCGAGCCTCTTCCTTCTCGTAGTCTTCCTCGGTGATCTCGTTCTTTCCGACAGCTTCTAACAGCTGGGCGTGCTGATTGACCATGAAATTCATTTTGCGGATAGCGCCATTGACCGCGTTTTGCGTGCCGTCAAGGTGTGAACCTAATTCAAGAATCTCAATCTCTAGCATCTCGCGGTCAAGCGGATCGGTGCAAGCGTCTAGTTCAGCTTGCTTCTTTTTCATCTCAACTTGCTTTTTACGCATGTTGATGTAGGCTTCTTGAAGCGCAGCGCGGGTTCGATCAATTTCAGCTAGCGTATGTTTAATACTACGGATTGGGGTGATCGCCGTAACGTCCAGAGTAACCTGCATGAACTGCGAGTGGCTCTTGTGGAAGTTGCTGGTATCACGCACGACAGCGGGCATCTTAGCGTCAATATTTTGCAACATGACGTTGTACTCAGGCTTTACAGTAGTTAAAGCCGTGTTGATGTTGCTGATGATTAGGTCGTTCAAGTGGTTCTCCTGTTGTTGGGACTTGAATTATAACCCGCCGTGGGCGTTAGAACAACCCGACCCCACGGAAACCGCTGGAATTAAATCACCAAAATCAGTGGCATTGCCTGTAGAAGCAATTGTTACGTAGTCGATGACATTTGAATACCCCGAGGCAGGAGTTCCTCCCGCAAACAGGCCTGTAATGCCAGATGAGGCGGACATCAATTCATACCTAGCTTGAGTCAAGTCCCCAAAATCTGTGGCGTTACCTGTGGATGCAATGGTAATGTAAGAAATTGTGTTGGTTAAACTCCCCGTACTGCCTCCGCCAAATAACCCGCGAGTACTAGAAGAGCATGCGGCAAGATTTTGTGTTGCCGCAGTTAGATCACCAAAGTCTGTTGCGTTACCTGTGGATGCAATGGTGACGTAATCAATTACATTGGAAGGTGCTGGAGTTGTATTTCGACCCCCACCAAATACACCTCGCGTTGGAGAAGCACATGCTGCTATGTAATATCTAGCTTCAATGGTATCCCCAAAATCTGTTGCATTGCCTGTCGATGCAATCGTTACATACGAGATTACGTTGGTAGCCGACGGACTTTGACCGCCTCCAAATAAGCCCCTAGTCGAAGAAGAGCACCCAGCCAAATTATAAGTTGCCGCTGTTAGATCACCAAAATCAGAGCATTTTCCAAAAGAAGAAAATTCAATGTATTCAATTACGTTTGTACTGGACGATGGTTCCCCACCTGCCCACAAACCACGGGTTGAAGACGAACACGACCCTTGTTCGTAATTCCCAGTTGTCAAGTCTCCAAACAGCATGGCATTGCCTGTTGTAGCAATGTTTACGTATTGAATTGCCGTTTGCTTACTACTCCCGTTATACCCACCCCCAAAGAACGCCATCGCAGCGCTTGTCGGTGTGGGCTGGACAGCGGCGGCGGAGTTAGAGCAAGCGGCAAGTTGTGTTCTACCAACTGTAAGATCACCAAAATCAATGGCATTTCCTGTTGAAGCAATTGTCACGTATTGGATGACATTGGAAGCGCCTGATGTCGCAGTATTACCGCCACCAACAACCCCGCGAGTTGAAGATGCGGAAGAAGCCGCAGAAGATGTAGCTTCTAGTAAGTCACCAAAATCTGTTGCGTTTCCTGTGGTGGCAATAGTCACATAATCAATGACATTACTTTCTCCACCAATGAACAATCCTCTTGTGTCAGAAGAAGTTGCAGTCAATAGTGTTCTTGCAGAAGTCAAGTTTCCAAAACTAGTTGAATTTCCAGTGGAAGCAATAGTTATGTACTCGATAGAGCTTTGAACAATATTTGTGTCCGTATTTCTACCGCCACCAAACAAACCTCTTGTTGAAGACGCGCATCCTGCCAAAGCGTATCTAGGTGCACTCAAGTCACCAAAGTCTGTAGCGTTGCCTGTTGAAGCGATTGTTACATAGTCAATAATATTTGAACTAAGGTTTTCGTCTCCAGTAAAAATACCTCTAACGTAGTTAGAACAAGCGGCTAGGCGTGATCCAGTTCTAGTTAAATCTCCAAAATCTGAAGCGTTTCCAGCAGAAGTAATAGTGACATAGTCAATGACATTTAATGCAGCGCCACCACTATTACTACCACCTGCAAACAACCCCCTAACAGATGAACTGCAACTTGCAAGTCTATATTTTTGTGCGGACAAATCACCAAAGTCCGTGGCATTGCCAGCGCTTGAGATTATTATTCTGTCAATAACATTGTATAAAACTCCTGTATCAGAGTTATACCCACCGCCAAATAAACCATATTGAGCAACATTACCAGCAGTAGGCCATAGTCCTTGCTGAATCCAAAATGTTGCTTGGTCTATTGTCCACACACCGGGAGCCGCTCCGTCTTGAAACGGGCCAGTAGGAGCAACGGCTACGGGTCTGATGATCCCTGCGTTCCATGAAGATGTTGCCATTTTTATAGACCTCCGTTGGCGTTTGAACACCCAGCCAAACCCGAACGACCAACAGTTAGGTCGCCAAAATCTAAAGAGTTACCAGTTGTAGCAATCGTGACATATTCAATTATATTGCAACTGTTGTCACCACCGGCAAAAACACCTCTTGTTGCGTTTGATGCGCCTGCCTTGTTATCGCTTCCAATTCCGCCAACCAAAGTAAGATCGCCAAAATCAGTTGCGTTACCTGTTGATGCAATAGTGATGTAGGAGATGACATTTTGTTTTACAAATCCAGTAATATATCCACCAGCAAACAGACCTCTTGTTGAGTTTGATGTTCCACACCCATCGGTAACCGCTTGCGTCAAGTCCCCAAAATCTGAAGAATTTCCAGTAGTGGCAGTCGTGATGTACTGAATTACGTTTGAATAATCTGTGTCATAGCCGCCAGCAATTACACCTCTTGTTGAGGAATTTGCAGAACCCAATGGTCTTCCAACAAACGTGTTGTAGGTAATATCACCAAAAGTTGTTGCATTACCGGTTGTTGCCATAGTGACATAATCCATTCTGGTTTGTTCTCCAGAACCATTTGCTCCACCCATCCAAACGGCGCGAGTAGAATTATTAACTCCTTGCGCCTTGTACCGAGCAATTGTTAAGTCCCCAAAAACACTAGCATTACCGGTCGTTGATATGGTGAAATAATTTATTGTGTTAAGCGAAAAACCACCTGCGGTAAATCCTCTTGTAGAAGACGCCGCACCAGATTGCACCCCGTTCATGGCATAAGTAAGATCACCAAAATCCGCAGCATTACCCGTTGTGGCAATGTTTACAAAATCCATAACATTTAAAGAACTTCCACCAGCAAAAACAGCAACATTTCCGGTTGGTACGAGGGGTGGAATAGGCCAATTCCCCGCACCTTGGGCTTGGTACTGCGCAGTGAGTGTCCATACACCTGAATAACTTGGCATTTATAAACCTCCGTGTCCGTTGGAGCAAGCAGACATGCCAGTAGTGGCCGCTAATAAATCACCAAAATCTGTAGCATTTCCTGTTGTGGCAATCGTTACATAGTCAATTACGTTTGTATATGTACTGCCACTATTTCTATACCCACCGCCAAACACACCTCGTGTCGATGATGAACAACCTGCGGGGCTTGTTCGACTTAATGTTAAATCACCAAAATCTGTAGCGTTGCCCGTTGAAGCAATAGTAATATAAACAATGATATTTGAATCCCCGAAACTGTCTTGACCATAAGCTACTAAGCCCCTAGTAGAAGATGAACAACTTCCCGTTTGTGTTACTCCGTCTAATAAATCACCAAAATCTGTAGCGTTACCTATTGATGCCATTGTGATGTACTGGATGACATTGGTATAATCTCCTCCAGCAAAAACTCCTCTTGTGGGAGAAGAGCATCCTGAAAAACTTGTAACGGTTGTTAATAAATCACCAAAGTCTAATGCGTTGCCTGTAGTTGCAATTGTTACATAATCAATGACATTCAAAGCACTAGTATTCTGATCATATCCTCCAGCCCAAATTCCTCTTGTGGAAGAAGAGCAAGAGGCAATCGCCCATTGACGCACGGTCAAATCTCCAAAAGCTGTAGCGTTTCCGGCAGAAGCTATGGTTACGTAATCAATCACATTTTGAGCACTACCCGTAAGCCCCCCACCAAAAACTGCTCTGGTTGAGGATGCGGCGGCGGCTAGAAGTCTTCGAGCTACGGTTAAATCCCCAAAATCAGTTGCGTTGCCTGTCGTTCCAATTGTGATGTATTGAATGACATTGATAGTTGTAGCAACAGTGGAACCCCCACCAAATAGTCCTGTAATTCCCGCAGGGGTCACACTGTTACTGGCCGCACTAAACGCACTAGGCCCATAGGTGTTGATGGCCCATACAGCAAACGTGTAGGCCGTGCCGTTGGTAAGCCCCGTGACGCTGATTGGCGAAGAAGCCGCCGTTGCAGTGATGTTATCGGGGGTTGAACGAGCGCCGTACGCTGAAATAGCCGAGCCGCCCACATTGGTAGGTGGCGTAAAAGTTACAGACGCAGAAGCCTCACCCGCCGTAGCCGTCCCAATGGTTGGCGCATTAGGATTGTTCAGCGGGTCATAAAAGGCTGAGATAAACCCAGCAGGAGGACGTAGTGGCATGATGCCCCCCTTTATGCGTTAATCTCTTCCCAGCTTGCGTTCACTACAAGGTCGTTAGCCGTACCAGCCGTTGCACCGATGGATTGATTCTCCAGCAAGTAAAACGTGGTGGTCTTGTCGGTCACAATCAATGTAGCATCAGCAGGAACTGAGATCGTAGAAACAATCGGAAAAGCCGTACCGCCCAATGCGGCGGCGCTGTACACGTTGATCGTGATGTCAGCGGCGGCTGAACCGTCTACGTTAGCGACGGTGATTGAGTTGATTTTGAACACTTTACCGCTGGACGCGGCGTTGCTCACCAAGCTAGTTGCGCTCGTGCTGCTTAGCGACGTTTGCGAAGAGTTGCCATAAATGGCGGCTACGTTGACAATATTTGGATTTGCCATGATGGTTCCTTACAGACCGAAAATCAGTGAAAAAGCGATTGCTTGACCTTTGGTCGCGCCCGCCGCTGGGGTTGCAAAAGTGAGATTACCAGCACCATCAGTTTGAATAACCTGATTTGCTGAACCGTCAGCGGTGGGGTATTTCAAACCCGCAGGGTTGTTCATGATGCGCTTGACAGTACCTGACGCGTTTTCAGCGTACAAAGCCATGTCAGTGTCAGCGATGTTGAAGCCCAGCTCTCCTGGCAGCAGGTTAGCCGCAGAAGGTACAGCCGCCCCTGTCGTCGTGCGATAAAGCTGAATAGGTGTAAAGCCTGTTGCCGCCATAGTATTACCTCAAATTCTCAAGTTTGTACAAAGTTTTCATATGCATACCGGTGAGTTCATCAACGATATTCTCTAAGGCTGGAACACCCTTAGCAACCTTGCTACGGTTTTCATTCAGCCAAATTATATCATCATGAATCGTTTTTGCAATGCTTTTTTCCTGCTCACCGACTTCACCAATGATTCCGAAAGTGCCTTGATACGCCTCAATCAACTCATCTAGCTGCTCGATGACGTCCTCGTAGTAATGCCCGAGGGCTTTATGCTCAGCGTATGATTTTGTTTTCCAGTGCGCGATGTGAGCCGCGTTTCGGGCGTGGAATAGGCGCTCGATTAATTCTTCAATCATCAGAATGTGCCTCCCGAGATGCCACCAACCGCAGTGAATGCACCCGCACCATCTAAACTTGCTACTTCGGTTGTAGCCCCATACCATTTAAACTTAAATGAACTATTATTTTCTGGGATGCTAGACCACATTGTTGCGGCGTTAATACCTATAGCGTAATCAGCTACG